AAATTCTTTGGTGTCTGTTTCTTTGATTCGATATTTTTTATCTTCTATCTCACCAGTATCTCTATTAACTTTAGAGTACCATCCGTTTGATGGTTTAACCACATGGCCGGATTCCAAAGCAATATCAAGAAGACCAGACCACTTACTGATACCACCATCAAAAGATACAGTAACAGGTATTTTAGATTTTTCTTTAACATAACGACTTTTTTCCACATTAATAATAAAATTGTAACCAACAACTTCGGTGCCTTCTTTTTCTTGTTGGCGACCAATGATGAAGATATTGTCTGCTGAATAGTAAGAACCTGTTCCACCACCAACAATTGCTTTCGGGAACATTCCAATTTCCATGTACGTATGATTAACTACAATCATCGGAATATCTTTCAAGTTCAAATGTGGTGTTACCATTCTGAACAAAGATTTAACTTGTTTGGCACGTGACATATCAGCCACAGATTTTTCTGCCAAAGCGTCTTCAACTTCTTTCTTGGATGCTAAGTTACCAATCGAATCAATAATGATAATCAACTTATCACCACGTTCTAGTTGTGTCAACTGTTGCATGATATCAAATTTCAATTGTTCAATATCTGTAAGTGGTGTATGAAGAACACGACTAGTATCAATACCAAAGGAGTCAAAATAACTTTGAGGGGTACCAAATTCTGAATCGTAAAACAAAAGCGCTGCATCTTTATATTTGTCGAGATAAGATTTGGCCATCAAAAGAGAAAACGCTGTCTTAAAGTGTTTTGATGGGCCGGCCCACATTGTAAGACCTGGAGTTAGTCCGCCATCCAATTTGCCTGATAGTGCTACATTGATAATGGGTACTGCGGTTGGAATCATGTCCTTGTCTGTAAAGAATTTGGACTTAGATAGAATAGCAGAATCTTTAATGCTACTGTTCTTTTTAATTTTGTCAAGAATACTCATTTATTTTCCTTTTCACGAAATGCATATGGATCATCATAATCATACTTAGGTTCCAATTTTTTGACTGGAACTTTGTGTTCTTCATAAACACCAGGTTCATGATGTATCTCAACCTGTTCATGTTCATTACTGATGTTGGGATACGTTGGTGTTGTCACCTCAAAAGAAGGACCAGTTTGAACCCATTCTTCTCCTGGAACTCTCACGCCTTCAAAATCAACTGCGGCAACTTTTGTTTTATTTGCAACGGGAGCCACAGTCTCTTTAATTTGTTCGACTTGATTTGTAGTCAAAGGACCATCATCTGGTTTATAATTGGGTTTAATTATAACATCAACCTCTTCTTTTGGCAAGACGTTTTCTGGTTTTTTCATACTCATGTTTGCCGCTATCAATAATAACACAGCTAGTGGGTCAAACACAACCATAATTAACATGATTATCAAACGAACGGCTTTGTCAATTAAATCTTTCTCACCGGATCCGTAAACTAATTCGGCAACATATTTTATCGGTCCAAAATCAGATTCTACCTTCTGAAGTTCGGTTGAGAGTGGGGCCACTTCATCACTAAGAGTTGCCACTTTACGTTGGGATTCTTGTGTCTCTGCCAAAAGGCGTGTGCGCTCTTTCTGTTGGGTTTTACGTAACGCAACTGCTTTGTCGGCACCTTTTTCATCTGTTGAGCGACCCATAACTTGGTCCACAGATTCATCAAGTTGTTTGATTGCTTTGCGATTGGCATCTATATTTTCCTTTTCAACTTTAATTTTCTCATTATATAAAGCAACTTTGTTTACCAAAGGTGACATTTCGGCAGATTGTTCCAAATGCGCTTTAGAAAGAAATCCAAAAATACCCATTGAAGTAATTAACATGAGTACTGCAACAGCAATTGTTAAATAAGTTTTTAGTAAAAATGGTGCAGTATTCCAATTTCGATATAACCAAGATGTTGTAACAACTTTTGAAAATTCAAGAGATACACCCATAAAAACAACTGGCCAAAAAGCACCAACGAAAATTGATGCTAATCCAATTACTGAATAGTAGGCAGCAATACCCGATAAGAGTAAGGCGGCCAGTAATGTTAAGTATGTCATGCGAAGAAGTCCTCTAGTGAGCTAACTTTCTCAGTTTTCCATCCCATACAATCGAGAATAACTTTAATAGGTTCAAGAAAAGCTTTCGAAAATTGTGTATCGTAATCAATGTAATTCTGCAATTCAAATTCCTTTGGTAATCGGCTAGGATATGAGATAACCATATCTTTGAAAGGATTAGGCATTTTGAGATAAGTAAATTTAACCTTCTCACCTTCTTGTATCAAAGGATATTTTTTATCTAAACCTTTTTGTTTGAGATAGTGATTGTGAAGAATTGCACCTTTTACGTGAATTGGTGTACCCTTCTTATAAAGAGAGAGTGAGTCTGAATAGGTATTTAGCCCATTAAGACCTCTTGGGAAAGAAATCTCTTCTACAGGAAGTTGATTGAAGCTCTCTCTGAACTCTTTAATGAATATGTGAATGTCTTCTTCAGTACCATTTACCATCAACTTAACTGCTTCAATCATCTTTGCACGAATAGCGGAAGGAGTTGAGGACTTAATCATCTCAAGTCCCATGATTTTCATATGTGGTTCGTTGTACTGTACACCTTCATTGTTATGTACATTTAAGATATAACGTTTCTTGGCAGTCCAGATACCTTTGTCAGATAAACCTTCACGCTTCATTTCCATCTTTTGTTGATAGGCGTGGACATATTCAGCCAACTCTTGATACGACTTATCAATAAATGGTTGAAGTTTATCTTCACAGATACGATCCATGATGGCGATAACTTTGTTAACAGGAGTCTCTGCTTTAACAAACTTATTAACCAATGGACCAAGGCGCAAGTAAACCGAATCCGTATCTGATGCAATGACATAATCTTCATTTTGTGTTTCAACCAACTTATTCATGTATTCATTAATTTTATTTTCAATCCAACGAATACTTAATTGTCCGGCAGTTGTAACACCTAGGGCCATACGCAAATCATAGAAACGGAAGTATTGAGAACCAAGAGCACCATAAGCAGAGTTAAGTGATACTTTCTTTGCCAGTTGGATGTTATTGAATTTTGCAATACGTTTTTCAATTTCATATTTTTTAGATTCGTCTGTTTCATTCTCAAGTTCCTGTGATGCGTTCAACATCATCTTCTTAAACTTCTTACGATCCTGATACATCTCTTCCATCATCGATGGTAAGAAACCTTGAATATCTGTACGGAAGAATTGTCCGTTTGGAGTAATAGTTGCACCAGTTAAACTTGAAATGTCGATTTGTTTCTCCAAGAGTTTTTCAACAGACACACCTTGAGACAAAATGTTACGCATCTCATCTGTATAGTCTTCTGGTTTAATCAGAGTTTCTGGTGAAATGTTATATTGCATCATCAAGTGAGGATACAAAGAGTTCAAGTCGAAACTGGCAACATAGTGATGTAGACCAACTTGTGGGTCTTTTACATATGCACCTTCAAACGCTTCAGTCTTTTCCTGTACATCACGTGGAGGAACAACAATATTCTTTTCCAACAGGTAAGAGTATGTCAAAGAATCCCACATACGTGTCTGTGCAAACACATCTTCATAATTGCACTTGGTATCATATGCAAGAGTCAAAGCCAACTCAACCAATTTCAACTTGTCTTCAAGTTTCAGAATCAGTTTAACGTCTTTGATGTTGTACTCAATAAACTTCTGATAATTCAGACGATAGAGAGCATGGAGGTTATCATATTCATCATATGAAATCTTACCTTCACCAAGTTCAACTTGTGCAATGTTGTCCAAACGATATGATTCCTGTGACTTACCACCTGGCGCATACCATTTGTATAACTCAATATAGTCGAGCGATTCGATACCGACAAGACCATAAGCAATCAACTTACGACCATTGATATTGGTTTGACGTTCAGAGATGTATCTCCAAGGAGATAGATTTCTTGTTTCTTCTTCACCAAGAATTTTACGAAAACGATTAACAAGATATGGAATATCAAAGAACTTGGTATTCCAGCCAGTAATCACATCAGGACATTTGGCTTGCCACAGTTGAATGAATTTCTTGCAAAGAGTCCATTCATCTTTGCACTTGATGTAATTTTCATCACCTTGAACCACATAGTCACCACAACCAAACACATACGTTTCACCATTCAAGTATGTGACAGCAATAGCCGTGATAGGTTCGTTTGCAAGATATGGATCAGGGAAACCATTTTCAGAACCAACCTCAATATCGATAACAGCAACGGAGACTTTATCTTGGTCCCAGTCAACCATGCCTTTGTGTTGGTCTGCAATAAATGCATACTCATATCTGGTGTTACCATAGATTTTTGGTGCACCAGGAAGTCCATCGAATTGTTTTACGAATTCTCTAGCTTCACGAATTGTTTCAAATTCTTTACGTTCTAGTGAAAGCCCATCTAGGCTTTTAAACGTTTCACCTGTATTTTTTCTTCGGGCAGGCAAATACAAAGACGGCGAGTAATCAATTTTAAGTTTGATTCGCTTGCCGTCTTTAACACCTCGGTATAGAATACTGCCGCCGAGGTTTTGTACATTCGTGTAGAAGTTACTCAAGTTAACCTTTTGTCAAAATCGATTTTTGTGATGGAATTACGATGCCAGATCCAAAGACTTGGTTATAGTTGTTAAGAAAGTCTTGTGCAGGTGTATAATAGTACACCACGTACTTTTTGGCAAGGGTTATTGTGGCATTTTTCGATTTTTGTACCGATTCTGCGTACATTGGAAAGTTGCCTAGACCAATTCCTGGTTGCCCATTAGGTCCGTTTAGTACCGCAATCGATACAGGATTATTGATGACGTATTCCGTTTCGGATTCGATTTCCAAATCACCCATAACGTCTTCGCCGGTAATTAATTTTAATGCAATGATGTTCATAAAAAGTCCTTAGTAAAGTTAACACACATAAATATAAGTACATTATATATGATTTTATTAGGACATGCAATATGTCCGTGCATTGTTTACCACAACAATAAGTCAACAAATTCATTAATACCACAATAAAATGTTTGGAACCGCTCTAGCCCTCTATATGTTCGCTAAACAACCTGAGTGCATCAGGTGGACTTGGAGTGGAGATGTGTACAGCAGAAAAGTAGTGTGTTTGGAATGGCGCAAAAAAGAGAAAGAGGAGAAGAAGAAATGATTGATCCAATCACAGCCTTAGCTGGCATTACGTCTGCTATTAGTATGGTTAAGAAGGCTGCAAAAATTGCCAATGACCTAGGCTCTCTTGCGCCAATGATTGGCAAGATGTTTGATGCTAAAAGTACGGCAACTAAAGCATTGATTGAGGCTAAAAAGTCTAAGAAAGGTTCCAATATGGGAACCGCTCTTCAGATTGAAATGGCATTGGATCAGGCCAGAGCTTTTGAGGAAGAACTAAAGATGCTGTTTATGCAGACCGGCAAGATTGACGTATGGAATAAGATTAAAGCCCGTCAAGCGGAGATGGATGCAGACGATGCTCAAGAAATAAGACTCTTTAATGCTCAAGAACGTAAGCGTAAAGAAAAAGAAGCGGAGATGAATGAATGGGCAATAATTATATGTGTAACTACATTTATCATAATGTTATTCGGTATCGGTACTTATGAATTGATAGAATTTTGTCAAACAGGTAACCGGTGTGGTAGATGAACGAATACCAAAAAGCATTTGATATATGTTTAAAAATATTTGTATATGGGTACGTTGCGCTTTGGTTTTTAGGCTTTTTAAAATTCTTACCTGATGACGTAGCAGACAAGATAATCAACGGCTTAATACGTAAATTTTTACCATAATGGAAAATGGATCCACTTACCCTCTTTGCATTAGCTAACGGTGCAGTTTCTGCCGTCAAGGCTGGGTGTAAGCTTTATAAAGACATTAAAGGTGCCGCTGGAGATATCAGAGGTGTACTCAAAGATTTAGATGAACAGTTTCACGACAATCATAAAAACAAGCCAGCAACAACAGCACAAAAAAATGCGTACATAGAAGAAAAGAATCGTGTAATAGAATTAAACAAACATGATGGTGAGACTACTGGCATCTATACAGAAATTGGAAATCATCTTGGTACGTACTATGATAATTTAAACAAGTGTATAGCCGTCTTTGAAGAAGAAGAACGTAAAAGCAAAAAAGAATTATATGAAGGCGATGACAGTTTAGGTAAACGTGCGCTGCAGCGTGTTCTAATGAAAAAACAATTAGAGCAAATGGGAGTTGAATTACGTGAATTGATGATATATCAAAGTCCACCTGAGTTGGGTGCTTTGTATACTGAAGTTGAAGAAATGATGAAACAGATGGGTAAAGAACAAAAAGTTCTTTTGGTGAATAAAATAAGGCGAGAAGAAGTGGAATCAAAAAGAAAAGCTGCACGTATGAGACAATTAAAACAAGAAGCTATAATAGGAATTGCGATTTTAATTATTGTTTTTGTTTTTGGATTTGTTATGATGTTGGTTGCATATGATAGACAACAAAAATATCCTCAATTCGGTAATGGATTATTTCCAGAAACCGAAGAGCAACGCAGATTAAATGCGGAACCAAAAATATATATTGGACGTTAATAAATAATAAAAAAAGGAGAAACTATGTTAGATATTTTACTTTGGGTAGCAGTAGGTGCA